CCCTACCAATCCGGTAGGCTCAAGCCCTGTCCGTTCTGCGGGCAGAACGTAACGATCGGCACAAACGGAGGGACGCCGGCGCTGTACCGCATCGTCCACCCGAATACCGGGTGCATTATCCCCGAGTTCGGACCCGCCTATTTTCGCAACAGCAGCAGCCTGGTCATGCTATGGAACAGGAGGGCGAGGGAATGACCGTCTGCTGCAACGACTGCAACCATTACTTCAAGCAGGATGGCCAATGTTACAGGTGCGCCGACGGCCCCAGGCCGATTCCGGACCCGACCGTCCGCGACCCGGACTGCGCCCAGGACAAGGGGTGCCCCACGGGCCTGTACTCCGCCAAATTCCCGTATTGCCGCGAGCTATGCGAGGGATGCCGCGCGGATTCGGACAACACCATCCTGGACGATTGCGAATGCCAGGGGTTCAAGGTCCGCCCGCGTTCCATCGAGGACGGCCCCTGCCCCTATTACAGCGCCACGGAACCCTATGGGAACACCCCCCGCATCGACAGGAGAGGCCCGCCTGCGGTCACGAAAAGGATGGCGGAGATCATCGTCAGGGGCATCGAAACAGGCAATTACGCATATTGGGAAGTGGACAACTGCTCCGGGGCGATCCAGATCGGGAGCGAATCGGAGGCCAGGGACCTGTGCATATCGGTCGGGGGCTACAACAGATGCAGGGTGCTGCCTGCGAGGGCATCCCTGTACATCACGACCTTCGCCAGCGCGACCATCGAGGCGGACCATGCCGCCATACACGGGAATGATCTCGTGCTGACGGGCAGCGGCGGGACCCTGCGCATCCCCATCGTGTCCAGGGCCGCGATAGAGGACGCCCGGAAGATGCCCGCCAAGAACACCTGGGCCGTCTGGAGCCGTCCGGGCGAGGACGATGAGGACGAGGACGAGCCGAGCGTATGCGAGTACAAGCCTGCCAAGGCCCCTCCCAGGACCATGACCCTGGAGGCATTCATGTGACATTTGAGAGGGACGAGGAGGTGGATGAATGATCGAATTGAAACCGTGCCCCTTCTGCGGATGCGATGCGATAATTATGGATGTATTCATCCCATCGTATGAGGGCGAGAATGGTTATTTTCAACCATCCATCTTAAATTATTGGGTGGAATGCAAATGCTGCCATGTCGCAACCATGAGATACGACGCCGAGATAATGGCGGTCAGGATGTGGAACAGGAGGACGAAAGAATGACAATAAACCCATGCCCGAAATGCTATGATGATTCCAAACTCGGGTTAATAGTAGATGAGGCCCACCGCTCGGTGACAGTAGAATGTCGGGGCTGCGGGTTCAGGATGCAGCTCGAAACCAAGCTGCCATTGAAACACCCAGGAGATATACAGGCAGAATGGGATAGGAGAACGTCAGAAATGATCTGGAGGATAAAGGAATGACCGACGGGAACGACATAATCCACGACACGTCCAATCAAACGTCCGTCCGTGGCGACACCAGCAACATGGCCGACCTGCTGTTCATCATCGAATGGATGTATGCCAAGGGTTGGCCCATGTTCGGGAAGGATGCCGAGATAGACAGGGCGATAGCCCGCGTCAAGAAATCGCTGACCCGTTCGATGGACACGAGGGAGTGCGACCCGCCAGAATCCCCATAAACCCATCAGAAACCCCTTTGAAACGCCTTTTACCCCACCATCCCTTATCAATGCCCCTGGACGATTAACAAGCACCTTAGCAGGGGGTTAATCTGTGTCCAACGAAACGATAATTATGCTAGGCATCGACGAGGTCGTGCCCTACGAGAACAACCCGTGCATCAAAGCCGAACTCATAGCCGAGTGATAGCATGGCGGCCAAGAGGACCGATCCCGAGATAGAGGACAGGATATGCACCCTGCGGACGGACGGTCTGAAAGTTGACGAGATCGTGGAGAGGATGGGGGTCCCCAAGGGAACGGTCAAGGACATCCTCAAGAGGAGAGGAATCACAGGGAAGAAACCATCCGCGAACCCATCCGTAGAATCCTCCGGGGAAAGCACGCGCACGCGCACGCATGAAGTAAGCGACATCGAACCATCCCATCCGTCCAATCCATCCGCAGATGGAACGGATGGGATTAATCCCAACCTCAACCAGAGGGAAACCGCCAACGAGATCATCCAATACACGCAGTTCTTCCGCTCCCGCACCAAGCGCATCCCCTACGACCTCAACCAGCGCGACATGGCATGGGCCGAGGGGAACTACGGCAAGCGCTGGGCTGACGGAATCAAGATGATGGTCGATGCCACTGGTCTATCCCCGGAGGCTATTATGGCTGCCGTGGACGATTACGAGATAGACGTGGCCAGCGCGCTGGAGCGCTTTAACAGCAAATTCAGGGATGAGCGATCATGCTGGCCATCGAGCGCCCCACGATCCTGTTCAACGAGAGCAACGAGGAATCCTACGAGAAATCGCTGCGGTCCATCTACAACACGGGCTACCTGAACGTCTGGGAGGGCGCAGTCCGTTCCGGCAAGACCGTCTACGCGCTGATCGCCTTCCTGATGTACGTCAAGCATTCGGACGAGAACGTGTTCCTGCTGTCCGGGAGGACGATACCGACCATCGAGAGGAACTGCATCTTCGGCGACTACGGCATCCTGGCGATGGTGCCGAGGGCGCACTACGGGATGTACGGCAAGTCCAACGCCATCACGTTCAGGGCGGGCGGGAGGAACAAGGTCATCATCGTGTCCGGCGCATCCGACATCAAATCCTACATGGCCCTGCGCGGGAACACCTATGCGGGCTGGTTCGCCGACGAGATCAACATGCACGATAGGCGGTTTGTAGAGGAGGCCTTCAACAGGACGGTCAAATCCAGCGACCGCAGGCACTTCCACACGCTCAACCCCGACAACCCGAACCATTGGTACTACAAGGAGTACCTGGACCGCTACGACGCGATGGATGCCGACGAGCGCAAGGCCCTGGGCGGGTATAATTGGTGGCATTACACGCCGCTGGACAACCCCAGCCTGACCCCGCAGATGATCCGCGCGATGGAGCTGCAATACCCCAAGGATTCGTACCTTTACCAGCGCTACATCCTGGGCCTGCGCGTCATGGCCGAGGGGCTGATCTACCCCCAGGTCACGCGCGCCATGTTCCGCCCGGTGGAGGACATGATCGGCACCGACATCCGCTACTGCGCAATCGACTTCGGAGCGGCGCATGCCACCTGCATGCTGTTCGGCGGGATGTACAGGGGCAACCGCAACGACTGGCGTATAGTCGCCGAATACTACGACGAGAACAGCGATAAGACCACCTACGACCATTATGTGGGGTTCATGGACATGTGCGGCAAGCTGGGCGTCAATCCCAACAGCATCACCATCGCTATCGACCCCGCCGCCAAGGTCCTGCGCCAGGAGTTCATCAAGCGCGGCCTGTCCGTTGTCAGGGCCAAGAACGACGTGCTGCCCGGTATCGAGTTTACCCGTAATTGTCTATATTCTGGCCTGCTGGTGCTATCCCAGGCGGTCATCAGGATGCTGCCGCAGTTCGCGTCCTATTCGTGGGACCCCAAGGCGAGCGAGCGCGGCGAGGAAAAGCCCATCAAGCAGAACGATGACGAGATGGACACGATACGCTACTTCGCGTACACCTTCATCAAACCGATTACAGGAGGATAAAGACATGAAAGTACCCCTATCTGACGATATAGTGGTTGACCCCGAGGTCAACGCGACCACGATAGATATTGCATTCGAGCAGTGGCTGTCATACCAGCCCCGCTACCAGAAACTGCGCGATTACTACCTGGGAAAGCAGGACTTCAACCCCGAAATCCACGGCCCTGATCAGAACCGCATCATCGCCAACCACTGCCGCTACATCACGGACGTGCTGACGGGCTACCAGTTCGGGAACCAGCCGCGCTACACCACCGCCGAGGATGATGCGCCTGGCCAGGCGATTCTGGACCTGTTCGAGGCCCAGGATAAATGGAACGTGGAGATCAACATCGGCGAGGACCTGTCCATTTACGGCAGGACCAACGAGCTGGTTTTTATCCCGCAGGACAAGGACGAACCCAACAGCATAGAGATCGACCCGCTGCACGGATTCGTCGCATACGCTGGGGACGTCGAGCGTGACAGCGTGTTTGGCGTCGTTGTGTTCACCTACACCAACAACGCGCGCAAGACCATCTATCGCCTGTACGTCTATGACGCCGTCGAGCTGTCCGTATGGGAGGCCGATTCCAGCAGCCAGCCCCCCAGGTCCTGGCGCATGATCGAGGCCCCCGTGCCCCACGGATTCGGCCGCGTGCCGCTTATCGAGTACAAGAACAACCGCAAGGCCCTGTCCGACTTCGAGGGCGTCATGGAGATCCAGGACGCCTACAACAGCCTGCTGTCCGACCGTCAGGACAACCAGGATTCCTTCGCGTCGGCCATGCTGGTCCTGTCCGGAAACATCCTGGGCAGGACGCCCGACGAGATCAGGAACGGCAAGCAGCTGCTGAAAGAGGCCGCCATCTTACAGATCGACGACGATTCCAAGGCCGAGTACCTGGTCAAGACCAGCGACGAGGCGGGCATCCAGATCGTCCAGGATGAGTATAGCCGCCTGCTGCACAAGTTGTGCATGGTCCCTGATTTGTCAGACGAACAGTTCAGCGGGAACGCCAGCGGGGTCGCTATGGCCTACAAGCTGTTCGGGACGGACCAGATCGTCAGCCGCAAGCAGTCGCAGATGCAGAAGGGCTTCACCAGGCGCTGCAAACTGTACGATTACAGGCTGAACAACCCCACGATGAACCCGAGCTATCAGCCCATCAGCAGCATCGAGGACATGGTCATCACGTTCAACCTGAACGCCCCGCAGGACCTGTCATACGTCGCGGCCGCCCTGTCGCAGCTCACCGGCGGCGGCAAGGTCATGTCGTTGCAGACTGCCAGGACGCTGATAAGCGCGATCCCGGACCCGCAGGCCGAAACCGAGCTGGTCGCCCAGGAGAACCAGGAGGATGCCGCCCTGACCCGCGACACCTACGACTACGACGCGGTGGATGCCCAGCGCAAGCAGCAGCCCCCGATTGACGATGACGATGCGGCTGATACCGAGGAATGACCCCGAGGCGAATGCGCTGGCCTACAAGTCGATGGAGCAACCCCTGCGCAAGATATTGCAGGACTACTCCAAGCGCAACACCAAGGGGATGATGGAGCGCATCACGTCCATCCTGACCAGCGCGGGCTATGACGGCAGCAACGGCAGCACCGTCCTGATAAGGAAGGCCGACCCATCGACCATCCGCACCCTGGAGGAGCTGGCCCTGCGGCTGCCGGACGGCCCCCGCCAGCGCATGATGGCCAGGATGTACGGCCAGATAGGCGCGGGGTCGCTGTCCATCCGCAAGGCCGTCCAGGACGTCATACAGTACGGCCCGTTCCTGGATGCCCGCAAGATGCACCAGGAGGCCCAGGACGTCCTGCGCCAGACCGCCAGGGAGGGGATGTACAGGGGCGAGTTCATGGTCCAGAAAAGCGTGGGCGTGGGCTGGCAGATGGAAACGCCCAGCGTCAAGCAGGTCGATGCCTTCCTGAAAGACAAGTGGTCGATGCGGGACGCCACGGCCTACCTGAAACCGATGTCGCAGGTCATGCGCGACCAGGTCACGGAATCCATCTTCCTGGGCGAATCGCCGCAGAAGATGGCCAAGCGCATGGAGCGCGTGGACGAGATCAGCAGCGTCAGGGCCAAGCGCAACGCCAGGACCATCACGACAGCCGTGGCCAATGAGGCGCAGATGGATTCCTACAAGCGCGACGGCATCAGGAAGTACCGCTGGGTGGCGACATTCGACGAGCGCACCTGCCCCGCGTGCGGCGCGATGGACGGCAGGGAGTTCGAGCTGGGCAAGGGCCAGTACCCGCCGATCCATCCTAACTGCCGCTGCACGACGGTGGCCGTCCTGGACAAGGAGGCCCAGGACAAGGTCAACGCCATCATCGAGGCCCACAAGAACGACAAAGGGGCCAAGTACGTCCCGCCTGGGATGACATACGAGGAATGGGCAGCCAAGAACATCACGCCCGCCAAGCCCCGGAAACCCAAGGCGGACCAGCCCACCAAGCGCCAGCAGACCGTGGCCAAGGCCAAGCCCGTCACGGTGGAATCGTACCCGCCCGCGTTTTCAGCCACCAAGCCCGAGGCCAAGAACACGCAGCGCGTCGCCGACTTCATCAACCGCAGGGAGGACGCCGACCAGAACGTCAAGCGCCTGTACGGCAACATGGCCAAGATGGAGAACATCGAAAGCCAGGGCGTGCCGTTCAAGGTCACGCACGGCACCGGCAGCGGCGTGGTCCAATGTAGGACCTACCTGGGCAGCGGGAAACTGTACGACGCCAAGATAGCATACCCCAAGATGGAATCGGATGACGATGTGGGCGCTGCGCAGACCACCCTGCACGAGCAGATGCACCTGATGGACATGTACTCGCGCGATGATCCGACCACGAGCGGCAACTGGTTCAGCTCAACCAGGCCCGAAATGCAGAAGGCCATCACCGAAACGACCGCCGACATCGGCGAGGAACCCAAGAAACTGTTCGGCGACTTCCACGAGGCCATGGCGGCCGAGAAGGCCCGCCTGGAGGCCATCAGGGATGCCGAGCTGACTGCGCTGCGTGAGAAGTCCCGCACTGGCCAGATTGATTCCAAAACCTACATGAAGGAGTTCAAGCGGGCGTACAAGGACTGTTCGGATGCCGAGGACAGATACAACCGCGCCTGGGGCGGCGGGGGCGTCAATCAGCTGGAGGACATCTACGACGCGCTGTCCGGCGGGACGTTCCGCGATAAGGGCACTGTTAAATACGGGCACGGGGGTAAATATTACAGCAGCAAGGATTCCCGCATCCACGAGATACTGGCCAATTACGGCTCGTTGAGCGTGACGCGGCCCGACCTGATCGATATGCTGCGCAAGGACAAGCCGGGGCTATGCAAGGCCCTGGATGAAACGATTCAAGCCATGAACGACAAGTGGGGGATCGAATGAACGACATGGACAAGTGGACCGAGGCCGTCAGGATAGTGGACTATCTGCCGCCCAACCTGGTCCAGTTCTTCGACATGGACAGCATGCAGCTGCTGGATGAGAAGATAGCAGTGCGTGACGCCCTGATCGCTGGCAAGGACATCGCAGACATTCCCGATTTTTACACCGTTCTGGAATCGTACCCGCGCGACACCGTGGAGAACGGCATCAAGACCGTTACCGTATGGGTGCGACCATCTGGCCAATCATTTTTCCGTTATAACATGCCCACGGGCGCGTTATAACGTCAGGAGGACCTATGAGCTACTACATCGGATTCACATACAACGACGGCGGCAGGGACGTCGCCCGGCTGTCCGAGGCCCAGGTGGCCGAGGCGGTCGCCGTCCAGATTGATCGCACCGTCCGGGATGCCCTGGCCCTGTACATCCTGCGGCACATCGGCCTGTCATCCGTCAGCGGCATCCGCAGCATCGACATGGTGCGCAAGGTCGCCGATGGCGACGATGACGATAGCGCGACGGAAACGGCCCGATACGGCATCATCGCCCCGCAGACGGCCCCGGACACCCATAAACCCCTTAAAACCCCACCATCCCTTATCAACGCACTATCCAATGGATGACTACCCATACAAGGGGGTAATCACTTGGCAGATGAATCTCACGATAATTCTGGTACCCCGTCCAAGACGTCGGGGGAGGTAACGTTCACCGCCGAGCAGCAGGAGCGCATCAACGCGATTGTTGCCGAGCGCGTCAACAAGGCAAACGAGGGAAAGCAGAAAGCAATCGACGAGGCGGTGGCCCAGGCCCTGAAAGCCCAGGCCGACAAGACCCGCATCGAATCGTTGCAGGGCGAGGAGAGGATCAAGGCCGAATACCAGGCGAAACTGGACGCGGCCGAGGCCGACCGTAAAGCCCAGTCCGACAGGCTGGCAGCCGCCGAAAGGGACCTGGCCATAAGCAAGGCCCAGGCGCAGCTGGCAGCCCTGAACCTGCCGCCCGAGTTCGCAGTCAACCTCCTCGGTGCCGATGACAAGGAAACCGCCAAGAATATCCAGGCATTCAACGCCAAGGTCAGCGAGCTGGTGGCCGCCAAGGTCAACGATTCGCTGGCAAGAGGCACCCCCAAGCTGGGCGGAGCTGGCGCAGGCGGCGAGGACTGGAAGGCCCAAATCGACGCTGCTATGGGCATCCGCAAGGCATGATGGGAGGTGCGAAAAATGACAGCAACACCAGGAAACGGATCGTATTCTGGCAGCTCCATGCCTGACACCATCGGGCAGGCTGTCGAGTACATCACCGAGAAAATGGACCAGATCATAGCCATCGAGGCTAAGACGTCCGACATGCAGGCAGACCCCGCCCTCGTCAGGGCCACCAGCGTCGCTGGAACCGTCGAGCTGGCGACCCTGTCCACTACCGGACTGGGCAACTACTCCACGCAGAACGGATTCCCCCAGGGCGCGGCCACCCTCGCGTGGCAGGCATACACCCTGGCCAACGACAGGGGTATCAGGCTCGTGCTGGACCGCAAGCAGACCATGCAGTCCGGCGGCCTCGCCACCGCAGCCAACGCTGCGGCCGAGCTGATGCGCCAGCAGGTCATCCCCGAGATCGACGCGACCAGGATGGCCAAGCTGTACGCGGCCCTGTACGCGCAGAACGCCACCAACAGCAACGTCGTGACTTCCGCCAAGCCCACCGCCGCCAACGTGGTCGGCAAGCTGATCGGCGCAATCGACGATGTCTGCAACGCCACCGGCCTCGACGAGGGCCTGACCGTCTATGTCAACGGCGAGCTGCGCGGCCTGATCGACACGTCCTCCGAGGTCGGACTGACCAGGGACGTCACCACCGGCGCCGACGGCATCACGACCATGTCCAGGTCCATCAACGGCAACAAGCTCGTGTTCGTGCCCGCCGCCAGGATGAAAACCACCGTCACCCTCAACGACGGATTCACCAACGCATACAGCGACACCACGACCACCCCGCCCACCGTCGATAAGACCAAGTACGGATTCGCGGGCGGCGCGACTGACATCTGGTTCGCCGTCGTTGCCCCTGGCGTCGCCAACGGAGTGACCGCCATCAACACCCTGGGGATCATCCCTGCGGAGCAGTCCGAGCAGTTCGACGGCGACGTGCTGAAATACCGCGTGTACCACGACCTGATCGTGCCCGACAACAAGACGCCCGCCGCCTACATGCTCATCAAGAGCTGACGAGGTGATGGTGATGGTATCGGAGCATACCCAACGCAGGGCGGGCAGGCTGATCGCCTACACCGCATTCGCAGACAAGCCCGAAACCGAGCTGGTCCATTACTGCGAGGATGCCCTTTACCTGTTCCTCGACCTGACCCACCGTTCCGACGATCCGGGCGAGGCCATCGACCCCCTTATCTGCGACATCGCCAAGACGCTGATGGCGCGCGGCGGCCAGGAGGGGGTCAAGAAGGCCAAGGATGGGGAAATGGAACGCGAGTGGTCAGACCAGAACGGTGGACTGGACATTGTGCTGATGCAGCGCATCAAGGCATACCGCCTGGTGGTCGGTATCAATGCAGCCCCTATCGTTTGACATCCGCAGGTACTATCGCAAGCACGCCGCTGGGGAGGCGGTCAGTGCCACGGGGGCCGTCACGGCCACATACGTCGTTGACGGCCCCTACAAGATAGCCTTCCGTCCTGGGGGAAGGACCAGGACGCTGGGCGAGGCAGGCTATACGGAGGAATCCACCGTCATGTACTGCATCGCCGACGGATGCCATGTTTTCGAACCGGGGGACATATTGACGTCCGACCCCCAGGGCCAGCTCGAACAGTGGAAGATCGACACTGTCAAGGACTTCCCGACCGAGCAGACATTTTACGCGAGGGGGCTGCGATGGCAGACGATTGGACCAGCCTGGACGCCAAGCTGGAAAGGCTGGCGCAGATGGCTGACGTCATCGAGGAGGAACTGGCCCCCCAAATCTGCAACCTGATGCGCAACACGGCGGTGATGATGATTACCAACGTATGGGGCGCGGTCGATACCGGGGCACTTCGCAACAGCATCGAGGGCGTGACGCAGCTGATCCTGCGCGAGGATGACGCGACGGTCGAAATGGGAATCACGGCTACCTCCGACCATTTAAGATACGTCGAGTTCGGAACCGGCGCGAAAGGGTCAGCAGACTACACCAGCCCCGTCACGGGCGAATCCTACACGGCGGAGGGCGTGACCTTCCAGACCGAGAAGGCCATGTGGTTCCAGCATAACCCCGATTACAAGGGCGTGTTCGGCGAGAACAACGACCCCAACGGGGTTAACGAATGGATTCCCAGGTTCGCGCAGCACCCCAGGCCCATAATGCGGCCTGCGCTGTACGACAACCTGCCCACCGTCAGGGACATGATCGAATCGGCCATGTCGGAGGAGTTCGCATGATCGACATAATCCAGGACATCTTCGAGCAGGTCAACGGCATCGAGGCCGTCCAGGGCCGCGTCTATCGCAAATGGCCCAGGACCAAGGCCAAGCTGCCCAGCGTGCTGATAACGCGCATATCTGCAGTGCCCGTCAGGACCGACGCGGACGGCAACGAGATCGCCGCGCAGCTGACCTACTCCATCGACGTCAATGCGGCGGATGCCGATGCGGCTGACGCCATCGCCGAGGTGATCGGCGACAGGCTGGCAGCCTACAACTTCCACCGTTCTGGCGATACCGAGTTCTACGATGACACGTTCCGGGCGCACCGCCGGGTGATGACCTACTACGGCATCGTGGACAAGAGAGGAAACACATTCACAAACCGAGGCGATAACAATGACAACCAAGGCGCAGACCGCAAAGGGCATGAAACTGGCCGTCATGCTGGACGGCGTAAAAACGTACTTCAACGAGGTCAAGGCGGTGCCCGAGATAGGCGAATCCCCTGTAAAGGTGGACGCCACGCACCTGACCAGCGACAGCCACGAGTACATCAAGGACATTCCCGACTATTCTGCCGATTTAGTGTTCACGATGAACGCGCAGCCCTACGTCCACGGCGGCGATGCGACGGCGTCCAATCTCAACCTGATCGAGCAGCTGGACAAGAACGCGGCCTATACGTTCATCGTCGAATACCCCACCCTCAACCAGATCGTCACCCTCGTGGGCGACTGGTCCTATTCGATGGGCGCGGGGAACGTATCGGCCGTGATGGACGTGATACTGACCATCATCCCCAGGACCGCCCCCGTATTCAGCGAATACGGAGTAAACAGCGTCACGCTGTCCTTCGACCCAGTTTCCGAAAGTGGAACCGGCACCGGGACGATGGCGGCGCAGACCGTGGCCGTCAACACCCGCGTGCCCATCCCCGCCAGCACCCTTACCCCACCCGAGGGCTACCTGCTGGGATCATGGAACACGCAGGCCGACGGCGAGGGCCAGTCCTACAACATCAACGACAGCATCATCATGGACCAGGATTACATCCTGTACGCCATTTGGGTGCTGGACAATTCGAGCTGATACCATGCTGATGGAAACCATCGAGGGCAAGACGGTCCAGGCCAGCCTGGACTTCGATAAAGTCTGTGCGTATGAACACGACCACCCAGGCTGGAGCATCATCGACGAGATGCGCGCCCTGGATGGCTGCGTGCGTTTCACGTCCCTGGACCTGCTGGCGTCCTTCGTCTATGACGGGGGAT